TGAAATATCTTTCTTGTGGAAGCCCGCTTGTGTCCAACATGAAATAGTTTCCACTACCATCAAAACTTAACCGAGTAAATGTATCATATGGAATAACAGTATCTTCGCTCTCTGCATCTTTTATTTGATAATAACTGGACGATGGCAGATAATATGGTGTCAAATAGTCCGAATTTTTGTTGGTAAATGTTTTTACGGGATACCGCTTTCTTGCAGTAATATCCATGCGAACAATTGAGCCAAATTTGTATTCTTCTGACATATTCTTCATGTTTACAACACCGTCTCGGATCTGAATTGGATCGGCGCTGCCAGTCTGAAACACAGAGTCGTTCCAACACATATCCAAATATGGCGAATATATCGTGTTTGTTTCTTTACCAAAGAACTTGAGTGTTCCATAATCAATAGAACTGCTTTCATCTCCGTGCATCAAAATGAGACCATTGTTTGTTATAGATCCGCTCAACCAAGCATATACCATGTTGGTGACTTCCATGCGAACATCTCCGGATTGATAGTCAAATGTTTGACCAGAACCATATCCTCCACTG